ATGAATTACATAGCCAAAATGTTCAAGGACATGGCGCATGGCTAAGAAATCAACCGCAGCTCCAGAAGAGATGCAGAAATGGCTTAGCAAGATTAAGCGAGCTGAAGCTGTCCGCAATGATGCCGATAATCGTTATGGCTATAGCCGCGCGATTCTTGAGTATCAGAACGACTACGCTTCTGCAATGCCTAGCTTTATAGCCAATACGGATATTATTCCGATCAATGAAGTCTATGCCTATATGAAGGCTTTCGTTCCTTCGATTTATTCTAGGGACCCATTCATAGCGATAAACCCTAAAGGATACAAGTCGATAGCGGGAGCCAAAATTTTAGAGCTTGCTATTAATTCTTACTGGCGAGAGTTGAAGCTTAAGCGCGAGATACGCAGATCGCTTTACGATGCTGGTTTTGCGGAAGGATGGGTAAAGGTTGGGTATACCGCAAATATCGAGGACGAGGATGAAAGCCGTGTGGAGCCTAGCGAATTTATCAGGAATGAAGAGATTTTTGCGTCAAGGGTGTCCTGGCGGAACATGGTTCGGGACCCTGATGCTGTTAATGGTTTACATGACGCTCGTTGGGTTGCTCAAAATATTATCAAGCCCCTTGAAGTGGTTAAGGCTTCGTCTCTCTATGAGAATACATCGGATTTAGCAGCAAGCCTTGTCAGTAACTGGCAGAGCGATCCTCGCCAAAAGTTAGTGCCTTATCGCGATGAGGTTGAGTATGTCTCTTTGTGGGAAGTGTGGGATAGGGATAATCAAAAGGTATTTACGGTTTCAGAGGGTCATGCGAAGTATTTAATGAACAAGGATTGGCCCTATAAGATTCAGGGCTTCCCCTATGCTCTTTTACGGTTCAATGAGAATCCAGATGAGCCCTACGCGCCTAATCTTATCGCCTCTTGGGAGCCGCAGCTTTGGGAGAAGATCAAGATTCGGGCAATGCAGATGGACCATATTAAGCGCTTTGGTAGGCAGTTAGCCGCCGAAGAGGGCTCTATGAGCCGCGCCGAGATGGACAAGTTTGCTCAGGGTAGAACTGGTTCCGTTGTCTTCTACAAGAAGGGCAAGAGCGCTCCTGTCCCAGTTCCATATCCTCCGGTTCAGACGGACATTTATGGCATTGAGTCCAGAATTGACTTGGACAAGGACAACGTTTCCGGCCAGCCAAACGCTGTTAGATCAGCTCCGCAACGTACGCAAAGCCGTACTCTTGGCGAGATAGACAGGCTTATCACGGCCTTCCAGAGCCGCCAGTCCGACCCACAGGCCATGGTGGAGGAGTTCGCTGAAGAGGTTGCTACCAAGCTTATCGGGCTCATGCAGCAATATCTTTCAGGCGATAAGTTTGTACGCGCCACTCAAAAAGACATTCAGGAAATTTCACAAGCCCTTGTCGATCCCGTTACCGGCGAGAGCCGCTTTGACGGCAATGGCTTTAGATTTAGCCGCAAGGATATTCAGGATATTGAATTCGACTTGGATGTTAGGGCTGGTAGCACCTTACCGCTAGATAAGCAAACAAGAGCCGAAACGATGGTGAATCTGCTTAAGCTTGGCCCAACGCTCGGTATTCAGCCTGGGGGTAGGGTTTCTAGGGTTCTCGGGAAGAGCCTCTTNTCNGACTTNGAGCTAAAGGAAGTTGAGCAAGCCTACGACGAGGAAATGCGGGAGATTGAAAATCAAAAGATCATGGCTAATGCCGCTGCTAGTGCCAAAGTCGCGCTTGACGGGGTTGCTTTAGACAACGCCAGAAAGAGCGTTGAGAATTTTAAAAACGGTGGCGGAATGCCAGCTCCGGGAGGGATAGGGCCAGGTGATCTGTAATGCTTGTGGAAATCAACACGCTCATCGAATTAGGATGGGCGCTGCTTATCAATGTTGTGATCGTTGCGGCGGCCTTGGGAATGTCCGCCATTCTGATGTTTATTTTCGGGCTCCTTATCTTGATCCCAATTTGGCTCATCCAAAGCGCCCTTGGGAAAAAGACGGAGTGTGGGTTGAATCAAGAGAGCATAAAGCGAGGCTCTTGTCAGAGCAAAATTTGAGGGAAGCTGGAGATAGGCAACATGGAGCGATTAACCGGCTATGAGTGTTTGCGAGCATCTAATTATGTCCGATGAGGACATTTGCGAGAAATGTTTTGAGAGGTCTATTGACGGATTGACTAGCTCATTGTCGGAAGTAAGGACGTTGATTAACTTAATGACGTTATAGGAGGAAGTACTAAATGCCAGATTTAGATACGTCGGTAGCCGATCAAGCCGGAGAAGTAGCTGAGTCCAGCGCCGAGGCGACTGGAGGGGGCCAAACTCAGGCCATGGGTGAAACCACAAGCGTTCAACCTTTGCAGGAAGGCAACGCCACGGAAGAACAACAAGGCAACCTGCCGCCGGAACTGGAAGCGCAACGTAAAGAGTTAATGCGCGGCTTTCACCAGAAGACGCAAGAATTGGCCGCTGAAAAGCGGGCTCTTGAATCAGAGGCCAGGAAATACAGGGAAGAGGCGGAGAAGTTTGCTCGGTTACAGCAGACTCCCTGGTTTCAAAAGGCCGTAGAGACGGAATCCGCTAAGTTAAAGGGCATTGGCCCAGAACTTGGCGCTGAAGAATTTCAAGCTCTCCAGACGGACCCGAGGGCATTCCAAGAGTATTTGAAGCGTCGGGATCAGGCGGTCGAAGATCGCCTAGTAGCCAGACTGACTCCTCTTTTCGAGGAAACTAAGGGCTTAAAGCAAGGTAGGGAGCTAGATAACGTTTCCAGGACTTATGGTGACGAATTCAAGCAAGCTAACGAAACTGGCAAGCTCGATAAATACACTCAGAGAGGATACGACCTTGAGGGCGCTTTTCTCGCTTATAAAGGAGANGAGGCTATTAAGGGCAACGGTCAGAGGGTGAAAGTGGAGGCGCAGAAGCTTTTAGACGCAAAGCGGGCTGGTGCGGTGGAGAAGCCTGGTGTTACGTCGGTTCGTGGCGGCCAGGTTATTAAGACGAAAGGTCGCAATTTTGACGATGTGTTTAGAGAGGTTTTTAACGCAACGGCGAATGGCGATCAGGGATTACGAGTTGTTAGAGAGTAAAAAACTTTAAGGAGATTCTATGGCTTATAATACGCTCTTCACNCANGGGCCAGCAAACGTAGACTCCCTTTTAGCGACTACGAGGTCAACCATCTTAAAGATGGGTGACTACTTGCAAGATCAGGTCTTTACGAAGATCGCGCTCTTGCGATGGCTTCAGAAAGAGGCCCAAGTCACTAAGCAGGGAGGCGCGTCGATTCTAGTGCCTATGTTATATGCGAAGGCAAACGGCTTTAAAGCCTATGCCGGGGATGAAGTTATTGACACGACTGGAAGCGAGGGCATCACTGTTTCTCAAGCAACGTGGAGAAACTATGGCGGTCCTGTGACTATCACTGGAACTGAAATCCGCCAGAATGCCGGGGAAAAGCTGTTTGATTTGGTTAAAGCGAAAACTGAGCAAAGTATGATGACGCTCAAAGACCGGATCAATATTGACTTTTTCCAATCGACTCAGGATGCTAAGAAAGTTCAGGCTCTTCCTATCCTTGTTGATGCGACTAGCACGGTTCAGGATGTTAACTCTACCACGAGCTCTTGGTGGCAGGCGCAAGTAATCACGGGGGGCTCTTTTGCCGCTCGTGGTCAGGCCGACATGAGAAACGCTCGTGATCTTATCATGCAGGCCGGACAGGGCGGTTCTTCTGGCCCGAGCTTAGTCCTTACTACTCGGTTGATCTACGAGCTGTACGAGGCGAGCTTGGTTCAGGGAATCCGCTACGAGAGCCGCGATGCTGGAGATGCCAGCTTCGGTTCTTTGAAGTGGTCCACGGCTAATGTTGATTTTGACCCCAACGTGGCTACTGGAGAGATGTACTTGCTTCCTTCGGATGCCCTTAAGCTCGTTGTTCATAGCGATGCGGCTATGACGCTTGGCGAGTTCAAGGAGCCGGTCGATCAGGATATTCGTACTGCTAAGTTGCTTGCCATGTTGAACTTAGTGACAACGAATCGCCGAAGATTGGCAAAGATCACGAGCATCACCGCTTAAGAGGAGGTCACTATGGCGTTTTCAAACGTTCGTAGGGTTCCTCTTGGCGGCGGGCTTGCTTTGATAGTGGGGGATTTTACCCATACTGTCGGAGCTGCCGACCAAACGTTTGCCGTGGAAGCGGGACGCATTTTATGGGCAAGAGTCAATCCTCAGAATTCAGCTGAGCCTGTGGACTTTGATAATGCTCTATATAGCGTTTCGCAATCCGGGGCAATCGCTACGGTAACGTTCTATGCGGATGCCGGAATATCCGCAGGGACGTTTGTTCTATTGACGGATCAAGGAGGGTAATATGCCCAGTATTGGCACTTTTTCACAGGGTAGTTCGGGGAAGTTGTTTATCCCTGTTCGCAATGTCTCGGCCTCAAGTCTGACGCTTGGTTATGCTGTTGCCTATGCTGTCGGTGGTAATTCTGTTGACGGTAACGCGGCCGTTCTTGCTGCTTCAGCAACGACTGCGGACCTCCCGGGGTTTATCGGCATTGCTTCTGCCGATATCGCCAGCAACGGGTATGGCTTGGTTCAGTGTTTGGGATTCGCCGCAAGCGTATTCATCTCACGGACCAATACTTCTGTCACGATCAACCAGGGCGATCCGCTCGTCCCTGGCGCTGCTGCCGGTGGNCTGACTTCGCTNGCTCCGNCGTATGCTGCAAGCGGATTCAAGTTCGTCTTGGCGAGCAACGTTCCGGTTACTACGTCGTTGGCTGTTGCCAGCGCGTACCTTTCCGGTATCGTGAGGTGCATCTAACGCAAGTGGCAACACTTGAGCTGAAGCATTTCTGGCATGGTGGGCGAAAGCCCACCATGCTGGAGATGTGGCGCTGTCGGGATTGTTCTGAGTTATTAACAAAGAAAATGATAGGAGATGGAAAATGTCAGGGACATCGGGTTGGCGAAATCGTAGTGTTAAGTTTCGTGGAAAGGCTAAAAATAATGGCGGGACTCATATCGTGAAAACAAAGCTTCCTCCGTCCATGTCTTGGACTGGCCTTATTGGTTTCTATTCTTGTAACGATAGTCATTTTATAGTTTCTGGCGATAAGGTTTGGGAATAATGCCAAAAATAATTAAAGTCGCTTTCGCCATACCCACTGAAGGGCATACTCCGCCTGAATCGTTCCAAAAGTTTAGGCTTATGACGTATCACCATGGCAAGCTTGCTGCTGAATCTAAGGCGGAGAATCGGGAAGAGCAGTTTGAATTTTACGATATCACTGTTGGTCGTATGTTTACTCCCATGGCTAGGGAAAAGCTAACTGACGCAGCTTTGGCAATTGGAGCCGATTACTTAATGATGGTTGATGACGATATGGTCGCTCCTGCCGATCTATTTGAGAAGCTTTATCGTCACAAGGTGGATATTGTCGCTCCCCTTGCTTTTACTCGGAATCCTCCGTATCTTGCTGTTCTTTACAAGATCACTGAGGGATGGGATCACAATAGACGGCAAAGCTACATAGTCAATGAGTGGATTAAGAACTGGCCTGCAAACAAGCTTGTTGAGTGTGACGCGGTTGGCTTTGGCGCTGTTCTAATAAATTTGAACGTTGTCCGCAAGATGGAGCGTCCCTTCTTTATGTGTTCGTCGGGGACAGGAGAGGATGTTTTCTTTTGCCATCGGGCAAAGCGGGAAGCCAACGCCAGGATTTTCATGGACACGACATTTGAGATCGGTCACATCGGAGCCCCGGTAATCATTACTACGGCCCTTCACAAGCTACACAATAATCCTGAAGAGATGGAGAAGATTTACGGACCCTATCGGCATCACGAAGTGTATGACGTTTGTCACCATGCACCAGCGCTTGAGGAGTCTAAGGAGCCGGAGGTTCTAGCGAAATGAAGCCACTCGTTGAGATTATCATTCCAACATACGACAACTTAAATCTTCTTTTGCAAATGATTAGGTCATTTAATGTGTCGATTCAAGCGCCACTGGCTGAAAGGGTCCACTACACGATAATTAATAATGGCGCGGCTCCATTAACGAAATACGTTATTCCTGGTCCATATATTACCGTGATTGAGCCTGGTAAAAACCTTGGATGGGAAGGCGGGTTAAAGGAAGGGCTAAAGAATACGGATGCTCCATTTGTCATGTTTGCCAATGACGATATTAGGGCTGTTACTGGAGATCATAACTGGCTTTGGAAGATGTTGGCTCTGTTCAATAACCCAAAGGTTGGCGCTGTGGGTCCAACATCTAACTACGTTATGGGCGCACAACAGATTTTTTATGACACCCCATTTTCCGTTATTAATGTCAAGTACCTTATCGGCTTCTGTGTGTTGGTCCGTCGGGAGGCGCTGGAAAAGGCTGGCGGGATAGACGATTCCCTCCCTGGTGGCGATGATATCGACCTGTCCATTAGGCTTAGGGATGCAGGATATGGCCTCCTATGCGATAGGAGCGTCTTCATGTTCCATCATGGCTCCGTTACCGGGAATAAGGTGAATCCGGGATATTGGAATTCACAATCCATGCAGCATAAGACCAATATGGCTCTTATCAAAAAGCATGGAATGTATAAGTTTTGGGAAACGCTGGTAAATGGCTGGCAAGATACTGACAGGTATGATATTTGGGCTTACGCATCGGAGGATATTGAGGGGAACCTTTGCAGGAAGCACGTTCAGGGAGATGCCGTTTTGGAGCTTGG